GTAATCGCCCCAATCATAACTCATCGAAAGGTAAACTGTGGCTGGGCCTTCGGAGCGAATAAAAGTGTTTACCTTGCGCATTGTTTTGCGAACTTCGGTATCACCAAAGTCTAGATACGGTGTAGCATAGACAGCAATAACGTCTTCACCGTTAAAGTCTGTACCTTGTTCCTGGCGATATACTTTACCGTCATAATCACCATGTAAAACATATTCAGTTCTACCAATGTAGTCTGAAGTCGTACATGAAGCCCGGATACCGGTTAGCTCTCCAAACTCCCAACCAATAGACCCATCCTGATTAGCTAAGCCACCGATAATACCATACGAGCTTGTGACGTTAGCATCAGTATCATCCCCGACAAAGAAGCGAACCTGAGACTTAGATCTAATCACAACCCCATTGATCGTATCCATGTCGTATTCTCGGATCATATCAACGAGTGTGACTTGGATAGGTTTAGAGATCGTTTCGAGTTCAACATCACCAATCCGGCTTGTACCTGAAACGGGACGGAAGCCATCTGGTGCAAGGAACATCAGGTCACCACCAATTTCGAGAACGCTGTCTCGGGCAATACATCCAACATTGGTGGTAACTTGGTCTGTTACGAAGCCTGCAGTGATATCCGGGGATATCTTTTTAATGCTGTTAGTGCCAAATACGAACAAGTCATCCCGAAAAGGTTTGAACTGAACGATATTGAAACCTGGAGTAATCTGGCCGGCGCCCGAAGCATTCGTAAAATCAAAAGGATCGCCTGGTGCAGAATGACATATTACAGATCTAGAAGCTCTATCGCCACCCAAGAACAAATGGTTTTCAAAAACATCTACAAGTGCCGGAGCATTAACAATCTGATCACCACCCGGACTTGCTGTACCGCCTGTACTTGAGCTGTTGAGCTGATACCAATTTGTACCGTCAAATATGATTGCGTTGTTTACGCCATCGGCAAAAGCGATATGCGAACCATCTCCAAAATCCCATTGAACATGACGGATCTTTTCAACGTTACGGACGCCATCGGTGGTGTTTAACGTCAGGCTATTGGTCATTGCCTGCCAACCAACTTGGGATACAAACTTATAGAACTTGTAGGTATTTGCCCCTACGTCTTTACGAGCTGCAATGATGTATGGATTACCAATATGTTCACTCTTCAAGTAATTTAAATCCTTCGATACGACGATATCCGCCATATAGGCTAGGTTCAAAATTCACCAAACGAGTTGCAGAACCCGCTGCAGCCTCCGATAGATACAAGTGGTTTTGGTTAGAGTTTAAACCGCCAGAACAGACAAGTTTATAACTTTGAATTTCGTCTGCCATCTAGAATTTGATCCTAGTATCTCGAACCGATTGGTAGCTATTTATGTAAAGTGTCTGAAGATCTTTTAGGCCAAGTGAAAATGCCTGGAAGGCTGCATTGGCTGCATCGATATTATCTTTGAACATATAAAGGTGGTAAAGCGCACCATCGATGATCACTGTATCGAAGCTTTCCGGAATACGGGTGACATCGTCATGAGCTGAAAGGCTTGCATAGTTCAGATAGTAACGGAAACGAACACTGTAAGCTTTATCTGGGGATGGAGTTACACCATATCCAGTACCATGAGAGGGAAATACAAACTCAGGTACACCTATTCCAGTATTACCAGCATCATAGTCCTGATCTCGAAACTTAGAATACCATTCATCCCGGGAGATTGGTGTAAGGGTTTGATAAGTTGTGCCTAAAGCATCATTCTTTTGGATTTGAAATGAATTAAAATCAGCAACCTTAAAGAAATCAGGCCAATCATATTCTGATCTACCTGGAGTGAGTACCTGTGTATGCTCACTTGCGTTAAAGGGCCATTCAAACTCAGCTTGGTTAATCTTTGATATGGCAGCTCTCACTGCATCCTTCACCAGAGCTTGTACGCCTCTGATGTCTGCAAATTCAGCGGAAGTCATCTCGACTTCATTGATCCGCCGAAGGACCATATTGCAAAGATTTAAATATGTGCTGGGCATGGATAGTCCTTGGGATAGCTAAAGGGGCAAGTTGCCCTGCCCCTCCAGAAATAGGTTATTAAGCTAGGTTGTACGCCGCAGTCATTAGTGCTTCTGGGCGTAGAATCTTCCGGCCATACAACTGAAGTCCGCGGACGATGTCCGAGAATGTGTCTGGTGAACGGAAGCTTTCTGTCTTAGCAATTTGCTCCGCTGTCGCAACCGCTGAGTCATGGCCTGCAACAATCACACCGAAGTTAGTTGTTGAGCCTGAAGCTGCAGTTGTTCCCGCACCTGTACCTTTGTAAGGTAGGTTGTTTGATTTGTAGATACGGAAGCCACGGATTGTGCCTGGAAGACGACCATTACGTGCTTCACCATCGCCACCGAAGTCAGCGTTAATGAGCTTTGAATCTTCATCCATCAATTGCTCTACAAATACAGGGTCACATACAAGCCAACGACCCTCTGTGTCCACGTTAGCTGCGTCCATCAAACGAGCCATACGGTTCATGATAGCAAGAGGTGATGTTACTGCACCTGTGCCACCACCAGCTGCTACTGGGATAGAGTTGTTTGCTGTACCGCCGAATGTACCAGCTTGTAGCTTGTTAGCTGCTAGTAGTTCGTCGTTGCCCGCCGCTGCATCAGCTTTTGTACCTGCCGCTGCAGTACGTGCTGCCCATGCTGATCCATTCCATTCATAGCCAGACATGTAGCCTAGAACGTCTGCATCAAATGTGTCACGTAGTTTGTAGCCTGCACGATCAGTTGCTAGATCCATGAAGTTGATGTGGCTGTGCGCCTCTTCAATATCATCGATTGCAAACTGGAAGTAGTTCGCTTGGTCTACAACCATAGTGAAATCAGCGTCACTCAAATCTTGTGTCGCCAGCGTTGTGCCGCGTGCATAAGAGTTGATTGTGATATCAGGTTCTTTGATAATTCTAACCGAATCACCAAATGAACTGATGTCGCCGCTGTAATCCGTATTCGTTACATCTTCAACTACGGAAGATTTGCGGAACGCGAGCTGTGTTTTTTTACTATAGATGACAGGCGAGAAGTTGCCTGCGTTCAGGTTGGTATAACCTGGTGCCTTTGGAAATGCCATTGTGTTTCTCCTTGTGAAATGGCGAGGAACCGAAGTTCCGGTCAGAACACAGAAGAGGACAAATCAGTGGCAGCCTGGGTATGAGGGTGCGCATATACTGCCGTATATACGGGCCTCACCAGAACTGGTGGACTACTTATCTATATTCTTCTGATTTTTTGGGGGGAGAGGGTGGACCTAAAAGGTGGCCTCAAAGTAAAGTATCTTACTTAGCGATACTTTTATTATAACACGAAAAGTTCTTTAATATCAAGTACTAACGTGCTGCTCCGGTAAGATCATACGAGAAATTACCATTACGCATCGCTTCTAAAATTGCTTCTTCGTTCTTAGCATATTCTTGATCAGACATAGCCTGTACTTGGCTTTCTGAAAAAGCAGACCGACCTTGAACGCCCGGTACAACTTTAGAAGATGTTCCAACCGCTTGAGCTGCATCACGTTTGGTTGCAGGCTTTTTGCGGATACCTTTATCAGCTTTATATAAGTCGATTGCACGTGCAGCTGCCTTAGCGTCTGTGCTGTTCTTATACAAAGCATCTTGGATGTACTGTGGTTGCAGCGCGACCCAATCATGGAAGTCACTATCTGCGCGGATCTTGGGGAAGTCTGGGTGTAGAGATAGTAATTGTTGTTCTGCCTCTTTACGGCCAATCTTTGTCTCTAGATCTTTCAGACCTGCCAATCGACGTTCACCTTCCTCTAGAGCTTCATTCGCACGCTTTCGAGCGATTGTGTCTACGATCTTTGCAACGTCAGGATATTTCTTGGACCACTGTTCAATTTCCTCATCTGTCTTTGGGAATTTGATTTGGCCTCGGGCAGCTGTTTCCAGCTGGGTTTTCATATTATCTAGCTCTTTGTCTTTTTGAGCTAATGTTTGCTGCATGTGGCGGCGGAGATCTCCATACCGTTTTTTAAAGCTTGCATCCTCTGCATTAGCTGGTTCCACATTGTCTTCTTGAGCTGTAGTTGCTGTAACTTCTTCTGAATAGCTCATTTCATCCGTATCATCGATACGGTTAGCACCTTGGTACTTTGCCATAATTGCCTCGTAAATGGGGGCCGCCTTTGCGGGTAGCCCAGGTTTGTTAAACGATGAAGGTTATCTTTGGTTTCTTCACCATGCCAAACATTGAGGTTGCTTCTTCCTTGCCGTACATTTCGTCTTCGGCAGGTTCTTCTTCACCCTCAATGATATTTTCCTCAGTCACTTCGACCTCGGGAAATTCTATTTCATTGCCATCGGGTGTCGTTTCCGTTTTAACTTCTTCTCCGGAAGCTTTCATTGGGCAGTCTTCACATCCGTTCTCTGGACAGTTGTCGCATGTTTCTGCCTCACAATATTCACAGCCTTCGCCGCCGCATTCGGGACATACAGTGTCGTCTGTTTCTACAATCAGTCCCATATCGGTCATCATCATAAGGCCCATCTTGGCCTCTTGTTGCATATCCATAATATGCTTTAGGCCATGCCATTTAACGACATCTGCAGGTAACACATATTCACCTTCAGATAACCAAGCTGGGATATCATCTCTTACATTCTCAGCGGTTGATCCTGGTGGAATTGGATTACCGGATACTGGATCTACTGGACCCATCATCCCACCACAGTTCATGCCATCATACTTTTCATCAGCATCAACTTCGTCAGAAACTACCTCTGCGTCTACCTGGGCTTTCTGGATCGCTTCACCGCGCTGTTCTTCATATTGAGACAATTCGCCATCACCGTCTATGTCTGCCGCATCCATATCCAGCTGAAATTTCTTTTTAGCCATGTCGTACCCTGCCTTTGTTTTTATCCCTTTTCGAGCTTCTGCTAATCCACCGAGAGAAAACTCGGAAGCTGCATACTCAGGGAAAACTACTTCTACGTTATGTGAAAAATTTGTATCGTAGACCGGCTCTTGATCCCGATATCCGCGTGTAAATGTGTGACTTCCAATAATTATCGGGTCTGGACCATCAAACTGCGTCCCACGTTTTTTTGTCTTTGACATATTCTGGAAGAATGTACGCCCGTCTACTGCATCCTCTCCGAGCTGAACGTAATCTGCAAATTCTGCAATCTGTTCATTCAACTCCTCTTCAGGAGCTGGGATGCTAAATATATCTCCGTATGTCGCTACAGGTTCAAACTGATCTGCAGATAGGATCTCATCAATTGTATCTGGGAAACGATCCGAGGCTAAACGATTGAGGATCACACCGCGTACAGCGTCCCGTCCCTCTACGCCTTCGCCCCGGGCTTCCCCCCAGACAACGCGTTCAATCTTTTCGATGTCACCGTAAGGAAGCATTGTCTTAGGGCGTAATTTTGGCTTAGGAGAGCTGTCCATTAATTAAATTCATCCGTTGTATAGATTGCACTAAGATCGATGGGTAAACCTGCATCGCCACGAATATTATCGGATGCTAGGCTGTTGGCCCGTTCTTCAGGAGTAAGTTTTACCCGCTGCTCAGCTAGTCGGGCTTTGACTTCACCCAGCTCTGCTTCATAGACATCAAAGTTGTTGGTCATCTTAGAAAGACGAAAAACATTACTTGCGACAGTGTCTCCGAAGTCTGTTAACTGTTTCCAATATGTAGGGTGCTGAGTTTTCAGAGCATTGATAGTAAACTCAGGATCTTCAGTCCCACCCATCTTCAAATTTTCTGCTAGTTTTTCTTCCGAAAAAAAGCTTTCAAGTCTGCCGTTTACGTTTTTAGTTACTACGGAATTTGAAATTAGACCGCCTAATCCTATGCCCTGAATCTTATTTTTGGAGCCTACATTGTACATATCTAAATAATCAGCTAAATCCTGAGAGTTTTTCGTAAAGTCACTTCGAGCTTTCATGGCGAGGTTTTCAGCCTTGGTCCGGATTCGCTGTGCATTTACATTATTGGTGCCTTTACCCGAAGACCCAGACTTCCCATCCACAAAATGCTGAACCTCATGAACCATGTACGGAAGACGGTTTGCCGGGGCTGTAGATGAGTAGATAGTAAGTTTTTTCTCACCAGGGGAGAAGCTAGCTTGAGTATTTGACGCTACACCCTTCGTTTTTTTAGCATTTGTATCTGCAGTGTACTCATCCAAATCTAGGATGCTAGAAAGCTCTGGGTGGTAGAATGTTTCGCTAAGTTTTCCCTTGTCTTTTAGCTGCGGTGCCAAAGGTACTTGCTTAGTAACGATACGATCTTCGCTAGAGAAGTTTAGTTCTTGATCCAATGCATCCTGTCTAGCACGCACTAGGCTGTCGTATTCATCTTGTGTAAGTGTACCTGCATTCAGCTGCTTCTTAAGTTGGATGGTATCCCGCTTTGCTTCTAGCATGGCCTTACGGCGCTGTTGTCCGGTAGGCTTTGATCCTGGTACCGTAAATTCTTTAGGAATAGTTACATTGTTCGCTTTAGCAGAGGACTTGATCTGTGCTTGGCTATCATCAATCTCATAGACCCATTCACGGCCTGCCAGTAGCTCCCATCCAGTACGTTGCTTGATTTCTAATGGATCGACACCCTTAGCGGTTAATGTGATAGCATCATCAAGTTTACCGTTGATTTCATTACCTTTACCAGGTGTTCCAGGAGTTAAGAATATGCGAGAGGTGCTAGTGTCTGCTAGATCATCTACAGTGGCTCGAACACCGCGTGTAGCTACGCTTGTAGCAGGCCCAGCGCCTACCATAGTACCTAAGACATCAAAAACATCTTGTAAGGTAGAATTGCCTGTCTCTACCCTTTGACCAAACGCTTTGCCGTATTCCACAAGATCTTGGCCGGCTTGATTAGCGTTATCCACAATAGACCCCAAAGGATCTCTAGCAAAATCTTTAACGCCTTCTGCAGCATTAGATGCCATTCTAGAGACATTTTTACGGAAATTATCGAAGCTTGGTTTCGCATTCGGGTCATAGTCTGGGTTAGCTTGGAAATAAATCGGTCTGCCATTAACATCCACCGGTAGAGGGTTACCAAATTCATCTTTTAAGGTAGGGCTTAGTGTTGCGCCTATTGTCCGTACTGGACGGCTAGCACCCATGCGACTAAGGATAGCTTCTAGCTCTTCATCGGTCTGTGGTGCCGTGTATACGTCCTGTGTGGCTTCTAGATCATCCATTACTCTGCGCCTTTAAGAACTTCATCTCGTAAGGTGTAAAATCGACGTAGTTCCCGAATAGCGCCTTGGGTGCCTTTTATCTGGTCTACATCTGTTAGTTTCTCTAGTTGATCACGCATTGTATTGATGCGTGCGCCCACATAGGCCTCTAGACGATTCATTTGGTCTTTATCGTTAACTAGAGGCAGTAAATCACGATACTGCTTCTTATCCATTAATTAACCTGACCTTGGGGTGGAGTTGGTGTAGGGGTTGCAGAAGGTTGCACATTGCCACCATTTGCGCCTCCGCCTCCGCCTGTGAAGCCCTCAGATCCCGGTTCAGGGGCATTACCTGGGGCAATAGTACCGCCGCCAGTTCCTGTAGGATCATTTACACCAGCTGGTACCGCTGCCTGAGGTGCTTGTGGTGTCTGAGGCATCATACGCTGGATCTCTGCCATCATCTTAGCCTGGATAGCCGCCTCACGGGGATCGTTAAGGATCTTTTCTTCATCTAGATCCATAGACGCTGCAATTTCACGTAGGATGTAGTCGTATTTCACAAATGGCTGCATCGCAGGGTTTGCAGTCATCTGCATGAACTGTAGTAAGCGCTGGGAACGTACTTCATTACGCATAAGGCTTTCAGTACCGCGTGCGATTACGTCCAGGTCACCCTTAGTGAATTCTTCATCAAAGTTGAATTGCATATTGAAGGCGAACAATGCCTTACCAAGAGGCGACAGTAGATAGTCATCGATGTTACTTACAACTGCCTTGATGTTCATAGCAGCTGCACCCATCAACATAGACATGCCAGATGCGGTACGCCCTACCCCGGTTACACCTGTCTGACCATGTGAGAACGATGGAATACCTGTACTCTCATCTGCCAATTGTCGTGCCTTGTCGAACATCATCATTAGTTCGTTAGACACATTGGGAAACTTGGTTCCGAAGATAGCCTGACCGGGCGCCCCTGCCTGTCTACGGAAGACACGACCTGGGTAGATCTCCATATCTTGTCCAGGAACTAGGTTTGTCTCATCTACCTCAACAAGCAAGTTACCAGACAGGGCTGCGTTATCAATTGCCAGCCGCATCGTCCCGTTCATTACCAATTGTGTGTCTTCCATATTCTCTGCGACACCAACGCCGAAGAAGGAATAGGGGTTCATTTCAAATGGAACAGAATGGTAAGGAATACGACTAGGTGTGAAGGGATTTAAGACCAAACGTAGGATCTGACCATTACATACCCAGATATTTACCTGTACTTCAGAACGAGTATCTAGTTCCTCAGGTATCTCTAGCCCGGCCTCTTCAGCCATCTCAATATCAACCATACCCCAGTATTCCAGGATCTCGAAACGATTTCATGCTACGTGCGTCAGGATCCGGGTAAAAGTCCCAGATACTGCAGTGTTCTACCTTCGGTATTGTCTTAAATTCAGGATCATACTCGCCTACGTCATTCCAACGAGGATATTCCTTATCATAAGCGAATGGGCCTTTAATAATACCTTGGCCAAACAAAGCACACTCAAAAGCCATAGAACGAAGATGTTTTGAAGCTTGGCTTTCTTCCAACTGATCATGCATCATACGTTCCATGAGATCAGCTGCCTTTTTAGCAGGTTCATAAGTGAATGAAGTAGCGGTAACACCGGCACCTTCGTTCAATTGCTCTTCTACAGGCTCCAAAACCTCTTTATAAACGCCTAGATCCTTCTCAATGTCCGGACGTATGTACTTGCGAGGTACTTTGTAGTCCACATTGGCGCGTTCTTTTACTTTGTCTTCAGTAATCTGGTTGGGATCGTAGTTTACCTCACCAGCAACGCCTGTAGGCTTCTTACGAGGCTCAATACCTACTGGAAACTTAGATCCCGCAAATAAAACATCGATAATCTGGGCATATGCAGCCAAAACCTTGGTTTTTGTGATCTTAACGAAGGCTTTTGACTTCTCCGTAGAGGTAAACTGCACCTCAGGGCCATATATACCACGATAATTCCGATAAGACATCAACCAACGTGTTTCATCTGTCTGTCGGCGGTCTTTAGAACGGCGGAATGCCGATTCAACCATCGCAACAACGTCACTATAGTCTAAGTTTTCAGCCTCATTCATGCTACGTGCGTCAGGATCCGGGTAAAAGTCCCAGATACTGCAGTGTTCTACCTTCGGTATTGTCTTAAATTCAGGATCATACTCGCCTACGTCA